CAATAGTGGTTGCGGGAGCCCGCACCACTCGAAAACCTAAGTCGCGCCAGATCGTCAGGTTGATCGCCTGATGCCCTGCGAAATCGTCAGCATGCCCGGCGGCGGCCGGGCCTTCATCTGCTCTTCCGGCCCGCGTCGGACGCGCTGCACGTGCGGCGCCAGGTCCAGCCGACTCTGCGACTGGAAGGTGAAGAGCAAGCGCAGCGGGACCTGCGACACGCCACTCTGCGCCAGCTGCACCCATGAGCCGGCGCCCGACAAGGATCTCTGTCCAACCCACGCCGCCGAGTGGAAGGCCCGGAAGCGATGAACAGCGCAGACCGAGAATTCGCCGCCGCCCTGCAGGCGCTTCCCAACACGGCCGACGCCCCCATCCTGTTCTTCGTCTTCGAGCCGGCCAAGGGTGAGCGATGCATCGCCAGCAGGACCGGCGTCCGCCTGCGGACCAGGGCGGCGGCCGAAGCGTTGCTCGGGACGTTCCACGACGTCTTTGTCGGTGGCATTCCGATGCGAAACTGGCCGCCCTTCCTTCCGCCGCCGGCGGTGGTGAAGGCCGAGGGCGAGGAGCTCGAGCGCTGCATGCGCGACTTGGGATGGGCAAGATGACCATGACCGGTTCACCGGCGGCGGCTACGGCGCTTCTTCCGACGCTTCACCTGCGCCCGGAGAAGGCGAAGGATGAAGGGCGCCAGAATCAGGAGCTCCGGGGTAAAGGCGATCGGCACGTTGACGGTCAGGTCGATGATCGTAGGCATGGTGCGGGTTCCCTGTTTTTGAAGGCCACCTTCTCGCCCTGCCCGTCGGCGGCGACGGGATCGGTTCGGTAGCGGCGGCGTCGGAAAACAGGCTGTCGTCACGACGCCTTGAGGGGGCGAACAATCGCCCGCCACCGCCCCGGCCTTGACACTCGTAGTGGTCGTGATGGCCACGAACCTGCGTAGATTCGCGTAGCCCTCTCGCGGCCGCCGATCCGCCGCAACCGCCTGTGTTGCAAGGAAGACATGCCCCCGCCCGCCGGGGGCGTTTTTGCGTCGATTTCGACCCTTTTAGCCGGCAGGTGAGGAGCGGGGTGAACTGCGCGCGCCGGGGTGCGGCCCGCCGTCGCCCCGTCCGTTCCGGGTTTGTTCTCATTCATCGATGGGGTATAGGCCGAGGGCGGAAGGAGGTGACGCGTGCGACGGTCACAGGACGAACCGCCGGCGGGGTGGGTGTCGATCGGCAACGTCCTCAAGCGCGGGGTATCAGTCTTCGCCTACGGGGCGCGGGGCCAGTCAGTGCGCGGCACGTGCGATGGCGCAAACGGTTGCCGGCGGACGATCACACTGGATCCTCGGGAGCTAGGCAGGTGCGGGATGGGCCAGTTGTCGATGGACCAGATTCAGAAGACCCATCGTTGCAACAAGCTCGAGGGCTGCATCCTGTCGTTCCACGACCTTCCGGCCGACATCGAGTTGACGCTCGACCGCCTGACCGGCAAGCCGCACGTGCGGGTCCGCCTCAAGTGCCGGGGGTGCAACCTGGTCCGCACCTTCATCGCCGAGGACATCATCGCCAAGCTGCGCGCCAGCAAGAAGGGCGACGGCGGGACCAGGCTCGAGGGCCTCGGCAAGCTGATCTCCGGTCCTTGCCCCGCCAAGAGCTGCGGAAAGTCTAACTGGACCGTGGACGTCCTTTGGTTGCTGACAGACACCGTCGGCTGGCATCAGATGGGCGAGCGGATGTTCGAGAGCATGACCTGATGTGCAATCTGTACGAACAAGAGAAGGCTTGGCTGGCCTATTGCGAGTTCATGCAAGCCGAGGCGTTGCCCGCGCCCCTGCAGGCCGACGCGCCTGACCTGCCGATCGGCTCCAAGCGGCCGAGCGATCCGGCGGCCGTAATCCTCTCGGCCGGCGGCAAGCCCCGGCTAGAGCTGTTGCCGTGGAGTTGGAAGCGAGCCGACGGCCGGCCCCTGCTGAACGTGACGGCCGAGCGCTGGAAAGGCCCGCCTGCGGCGCGGGGCATCGTGCCGATCGACGCCTTCTATGAGTACCGAGGCGAGAAGGCCCCCAAGCAGCAGTGGCGCTTCACGCCGACGGCCAACGAGCCCCAAGGGTTCGCCGTGGCCGTCCAGGACGGCCGCTATGTCCTGATCACCACCGAGCCAGGCCCCGACGTCGAGCCCGTTCACGATCGCCAGCCGGCGATCCTCGGCCTGCGCGACTGGCACGCGTGGCTGTCGGAGCCGGACTGGCCGCGCCAGCTGCTCAAGCCGTCGCCGGCGGGCGCGCTGCAGGCGATGCAGACACGATGACCGCCCTGCGGCACCCTGAGCCCGAGGAGTTCGACCAGCCCTTCGAAGAGACGGGGTACACGGTCATCAGCGAGCGGCTGCTGCGCGACCGCGACGAGTGGGAGATCACCTGGCGGGCCGACGACGGCGAGGTCATCGTCATGCGCTGGCCGCTCGACGCCTGCGTCGCCTGACGAACACCGGTCTTGAACGACAGCCCTGCGGTCCTACCTACAGCCACGGCGTTAATCATAATCGCCGATCAACTTTAGGGAATACTATGGAACTGTCCCCCGGCGAACGCCTCATCATCCTCATGCTCTGCGATCTGCAGGAGAAGCTGGACGTCGAGGGCGAGATCAACGCCCCCTTCATCCGCAAGGCCATCCTCGGCGGCCACACTTGGGCGCTCGATCAGGAAATTGGCCAGGTCGTGAACTACACGACGCCCAGCTACGTCTTCGGCCAGGTGGCCGACATCCTCGACGTCTACAGCGTCCTCGAACGCGCCTACGCGGAGCTCTCGCCCGAACAGAAGGCGCAGATTCCCGAGTGGCAGATCAAGTTCCATGGCTTCGACGGCAACGGCGAAAGTGAGCATATGTCGGTCGCCCGCTTCCTGATCCACGAGATGAGGCGCTGGGAAGAATTCTCCGGCCGGGAGCTCAATTCGCATGCGCCCACGGTCACGCGCGCGCTGCAGATGTCCGAGGCCTTCAAACCCATGCGCGAAGACTTCGGCATGCGCGGCGCCCTGACGTTCGACCAGGTCGTGCAGATCGTCGCCGCCGCCGGCTACGGCCAGGACTAGGCTACGCGGTGAGGCCCCCGGCTCCGGCCGAGGGCCTCCTCGCACCTACCTGCCGCCGGTGATGATCAGCTCGGCCGCCGGCCGCTGGCCGTCCTTCATGATGCCGTACGTCGTCTGCACCTCGGCGATCTCGAACGCCGCGAAGATCTCGCGCACCTCCGGCCGGTCGTTGATCGACAGCAGGAAGCGCCCCCGAATCCGCGCCAGCTGGTCGGCCATGACGGCGAAGTCCTCGCGCGTGAACATGTCGGGGCCATAGTCGCGCTCGCAGCCCCAATAGGGCGGGTCGAGGTAAAACAGCGTTCCGGGCCGGTCATAGCGGTCGATGAACGCCGACCAGGTCAGGTTCTCGATCGTCACGCCGTCCAGCCGATCGCCCAAGGCGTCGAGCAGCTCGCGCACCTGGCGCACGTCGAAGGCCGCCCTGACGCCGACATCAACGCCGAACGCGCGCCCCGTCACCTTCCCGCCGAACGCCACACGCTGCAGGTACAGGAATCGGATCGCGCGCTGCAGGTCGGTCAGCGTCGCCGGGTCGATCGACCGCAGCCGGTCGAACTCGGCCCTGCAGGTGAACCGCAGCGCCAATTCCTGATTCAGATAGGCCGGGTGCTCCCGCGCGATCCGAAAGAAATTGAAGACGTCGCCGCTGAGGTCGTTGATGACCTCGCATTTCGGCCGCTGCCGGCGGCGCAGGAAGATCCCGCCCATGCCGACGAACGGCTCGCAGTAGGCGGTGTGAGGCGTCGCCTCGATGATGGCGCAGATCCTTTTGGCCAGGTTCCGCTTCCCGCCCAGGTACGCTGCGACGGGCCGCACCGGCTGAACCGGCTGCAGATGGGTAGACGACATGATGGGACTCAACTTCACATAGCCCTCGCCGGTCAGGCCGGTGGCGGGGCGAAAGGGGCGTGCACCCCCGGACGTGCGGGTTGTCATGACCTGCGGCTCGGGTGTTACAGCACCCTGGCCCCCGTCTCCGAAGGCCGCAGGCCGCATCGCTCTATCGGCCTCGCCATCCCACCGCCGGCTGTTGTGAGGCCGGGCCTGACAACAGGAACGCTCATGAACACGGCCCGTACCTGGACTTTCGAGGAAGCCCTCGAGCGCACCCATCGATCGAGGCGACAGGTGTTGCTCGGCAACGGGTTCAGCACCGCCGCGCACAAGGCCTTCCGGTACGATGGCATCCTCAAGGCTGCGGAGATCGATCAGCGCGTGCGCGACATCTTCACGAAGGCGGGGACCTCCAACTTCGAAGCCGCGATGACACAGCTTCTCGCCCGCGCCCAGGCCGACCCCGCGCTCACGACATCCGCCCTGTCCGATATCGAGGAGCTGAAAGCCGGCTTGATACGGGCGTTGCGCGCGGTGCATCCCGAGCGGCCCGCCGACCTTTCTGGGAAGTATGAGCACTGCGAGAAGTTCCTTGCCCACTTCATCGGACGAAGACGCCCGGAGAAGGGCCGGATCTACACTACCAACTACGACCTGCTGCTCTACTGGACCGTCGCGCGCGAAGGAGGCCCCGATCGCGTAGGGCCGACGAACAAGCTGTTCTACGCCGACGACGGCTTCCGGCTGGACTGGGCGACGAAGCGGCCGGTTCCCGCCTTCCCCTATCAACAGGACGGCTGCGCCAAAAACGCCCAGATCGTCTACCTGCACGGAGCGTTGCACCTGTACGGCGCGGGTGAGTCAGTGGTTAAACTGTCCTACGCTGACACTGGCGACGCCCTGTGCGACCAGATATCGGCGCGGCTCGACGCCGGACAATTTCCCATCTTCGTGACCGAGGGCTCTTCCGAGTTGAAGAAGCACGCCATGACGCGCAGGCCCGGCCGGGAAGGCTATAACCGCTATTTGACCGACGCCTTTAAGACCTTCGCGGCGTCATCGAAGGTCAAGCCGGGCTTTGACGCGTCGTTGTTCACCGTTGGCCACGGGATGGGTATCGAGGACGATCACCTCATCGACACCATCGTCGAAGGCAGCTTGCCTCTCCTGTGCCTGGGCGCCTACACGCCGGCAGAGGCGGATAGCTTCAAGGCGAAGGGGGAGATGCTGACGCGCCGCCGGGCGGAGCTCGCAGGCAAGCCCCCCCTCGAAGTGCTCGTGTTCGACACCAGCGACATCAACATCTGGGGACCGCCGACCTAAGCCGCCTGCCCCGCCGGCCCACCGATCGACGCGTACTCGGCGAACCGCACCACCTCACGGCCGACCATGTTGTTGATGCCCAGAAACACGCTCTGCAGAGGCATGATTTCGTTCTGAAAGAAGACGTCGCGCGCCTTGGCCACGTCGCCGAAGCCGCCGGCGTTGGCCGGCACCACGCCGAGCAGCTGGGGCGGCACGCGGTGCGCGGCCAGGATGTCGTCACGGCTGGTGTTCTTGATGCCGAGGAACTCGTCCTTGGCCGCCACCTCGCCGACGGGGATGAGCTGGATGCCCTCCTTTTTCCCGTTGGGCGCATAGACGAACAGGTTGCGGAAGTTGCCCGGTCCCTTGGCGTTCTTCAGCGCGTCGCGCAGGTCGTCGATGTCCGATTCCTGTTGGGCCGCGTCGGTCATGTAGAGGATGAATCCGGCGTGGCTGCCGTTCTGATAGTAGCGCCGGCGGAAGATCGTGGCGGCCTCGTTGAGGAACGCGCTGTTCAGCGACGACAGGTAGTAGGGGACGCCGTAGACCTCCTGGTTTAGGTCGGCTTCCTTCAGCTGGTGGACTTGGTCGTTGAACTCGTGCTCGCCGAACAGCCCGCCCATGCGGCCGCCCTTCATGAAGTAGAACTTGCCCGCCTCGACGCCGCGGCGCGTGTACTTGGCCAGCGACCGTTCGAACTTCATCGTCCGGCCGGAAACCGCCGTCACCTCCTCGAGGTAGCAGTTGGCCAGGACCATGAAGTCCAGCGCCAGGCCCTGGAACGTCGCCCTATCGAGCAGCGGGTGCTCGATGAAGCTGGACGTCAGCAGGTTCACCTTGACCATCAGGGCGCTGGAGTGGTGCGGCGCTGCGCGGAAGGTGCGCGACAGGCCCTCGAGGCTGATCGGCGGCTCGTACCATTTGCCGTTCTGCCAGCACTCGATGTGCTCCATCAGCTGGCGGCGATCGAGCACCGGCTCCGGATCCCCGAAGCTGAACGCCACGGGACCGCCGCGCCGATCGGCGGCCTCGACGTTGGGCACGACGGACGTGTCGGACATCAGTGGATCTCCATAAAGCTGCGCGCGGGCAGGCCGTTGGCCGCCTCGAGGGGTTCGTTGAGGAAGACGTGCATGATCGCCCAGGCCAGATCGGCGTGGCCGGTCTCGACGGTGCGGCCGGCCTCGTAGGTCACGGCCCGGCCGGAGGCGGTCAGCGTCTTGCGGATGGCCATGAGACTGGCCGTCACGTCGGTCCAGCCGGCGTCGTACTCGACGCGCCCGCTGTGGATCACGTCGTAGGCCTTCAGCACCATCGCCGTCTTGAGCTCGGGCGAGTACTTGAGGTCCCGCGTGTTCGGGAAGAACTGCTTGACCAGCTGGTAGACGCCGACGCCCATGCCGGTCGCGTCGATGCCGATATAGGCGACGTTGTAGCGCTTGGTGATCTTCTCGATGGCCTCCGCCTGGGCGACGAAGTTCATCCCCCGGAACTGGAATTTCTCCAGGATCCGGAACTTGCCGCCGGGCTTGTCGGGCGGCGCGATGACCACCAGCGCGGCCGCGTCGCCGCCGTCGCTCGGGTCGTAGCCAAGCCACACCGGCCGGTTGCCGAACGGCCTGGCCAGCAGCGGCTTGAAGTCCCGCCACTCGACCCAGGCGTCGACCTGGCACTTCTGCAGCACGGCCAGCGGGAAGACCGATTGCGTGTCGTCGATGAATTCGCAGAGGTAGAGGTTGGCGAACTCGGGCGCGCTGTTCTCCCGGCGCAGCTCCTCGACGTCGAACAGGTCGCAGCCGTCCCGCTCGGCGTCGAGCAGGGTGACGATCTGGCGCCAGATCCTGTCCGGCCCGCGCGAACCGCCGGCCAGCGCGGCGTGGCTGAAGTCGATCGGCTCGCGCTCGGACTTCGCCCGGCCCCGATTCCAGTCCTCGCCGGTGAAGAAGCCGTAGGCCTCGTGCGTGATGCTGGACGGCGTGGAGAGGTAGGTCTTCCGCCACCGCTTCTGCGAGGCCATGGCGGCCGCGACCTTGTTCAGCTCCTTGAAGCGGTAGGTCCAGAAGAACTCGTCGAAGTAGAAATTGCCGTGATAGCTCTGCGCGGTCCTCGAGCTCGTGCCCAGGAAGTACAGGGTCGCGCCGTTGGGCAGCACGATCGGGTCGCCCGTGATCTCGACCTCGGCCTCGCGCGCGAAATCGAGGATGTAGCTGCGGAAGACGTGCGCCTGCGACTTGCTGGCCGACAGGAAGATTTGATTCCGGCCGGTCTCGATCGCGTCGAGGAAGGCCTCGCGGGCGAAGTACCAGGTCGCGCCGATCTGCCGGCTCTTGAGAATGAGCCGGGTGCGCTCGCCGCCGGCGTCGCCCCATCGCCGTTGAAACCCGAATGAGCTCTCTTCGAAGATCGCGCGCAGCTTGGCGTGCTGTTCTTCGCTGATCTCGTTGCGCTTGGGGCGGTGCTTGGCGGCCTTGCGGTTCCGCTCGCCGATGACCGGGTTGAGGTCGCCCTCGTGGCCGCCCTCCTGGCCGAACCGGCGCACCCTGGCCAGGTTCACAACCTGGCGGCCGAGCAGGTCGATTTCCTTAAAGTCGTGGCCGGTCTTGTGATCCTTGACGATCAGCTGCACGAGGCGCTGCTCTAGCGCGCCCTCGACGCGGTCGATCGGCTTGACCTCGTCCCACTTGTCGCGGGTCTTCCAGCTCGAGACGGTGGAGATCGGTTCGCCGGTCCACGCGGCGATGTCTCCGACCTTCCAGCCCATGAAATACAGGAACTTCGCCTGCCGGCGCGGGTCGTGCGCCGGCGGGGCCAAATCCTGAATGCGGGGCAGCTCGCTCATGGCGGCGGAGCCTAGTCGGGAGGCGCAAGCCCCCTTCCCCGGTCGCTGTTGTCAGGCCCGGCCTCACAACAGCGCCGCGTTGCCCGATCGCCGCCAGCCGTCGCGTCATGCCGGCCGAAACAGCCACCGCTGACTGCCGCTGCAGCCGAGCCTCCGAGGACACCTATGGCCGATCGTTCCAAGTTCTTCCGCGTCGCCGTCGAGGGCGCCACGACCGACGGCCGCGTGATCGAGCGCTCGCTGATCGAGGAGATGGCCGCGACCTACAACCCGGCGACCTATGGCGCGCGGGTGAACATGGAACACATTCGCGGCTTCTCGCCGGAACCGCCGTTCAACGCCTACGGCGACGTGCTGGCCGTGAAGGCGGAAGAGGTCACGATCGAACTGGCCGGCAAGCAGGTGAAGCGCCTGGCGCTCTTCGCCCAGATCGCGCCGACCGACGAGCTGGTGAAGCTGAACACCGCCAAGCAGAAGCTCTATACCTCGATCGAGATCAACCCGAACTTCGCCGCGACCGGCAAGGCCTACCTGATGGGCCTGGCCGTGACCGACAGTCCCGCCTCGCTGGGCACCGAGCTGCTCGCCTTCGCCGCCGGCGGCACCGCCGAGGCCGCGCATGTGAAGGCCGCGCTGGACGCCCGCAAGATGGCGCCCGGCAACCTGTTCACCGCCGCCGCCGAAACCTTCTCGCTCGAGCTCGAGGCCGCGCCTGGCGCGCCGGGCGCTCTGGTCAGCGCGGCCGAGGTCACCCTGTCCGGCCTCATCGCCGGCGTCATGCAAAAGCTCACCGGCGCCCCCGCCGTAACGACCGCCGTCGCCGCGACCTCCCCCGTGGCAGCGACGGCGCCCGCCCTGGCCGCGCCCTCCCCCGGCGGCCAGGGCGGGGACTTCGCCGCCTTCGCCGCGCAGATCACGGGGCTGATCGCCGCCCAGGGCCAGGCCTTCGCCACCGGCTTCGACCAGATCAGGGCCGCCGACCAGGCGGCGTTCAACGTCCTGAAGGGCGAGGTCACCGGGCTGAAGGCCATCGCGGACGGCACGGCCAAGCACTCCGGCCGCCCGGTTTCCACCGGCGCCCCCGCCATCGTTCAGACCGACTGCTGATCGCAGCCGGCCCGCCCCTCGCACCCGATCCAGACCTGACGGAACCCCGATGAAAAACGAGACCCGCGTCCTCTTCAACCGCTACCTGGATCGCCAAGGGGAGCTGAACGGCGTCGATGCCGAAGACATCCGCCGCGGCTCCAACTTCACCGTCCTGCCGTCGGTGCAGCAGATCCTCGAGTCGAAGGTCAAGGAGTCGAGTGACTTCCTGACCCGCATCAACATCGTGCCCGTCGACGAGATGGAAGGCGCCAAGCTGGGCCTCGGCACCTCCGGCCCGATCGCCAGCCGCACCAACACCACGGCCGCCGACCGCACCACCTCCGATCCCAGCACGCTCGACGAGCGCGGCTACAAATGCGTGCAGACCAACAGCGACACGCACCTGACCTACGCCAAGCTAGACCTCTGGGCCAAGTTCCCGGACTTCCAGCCGCGCATCCGCGACAGCATCGTCAAGCAGCAGGCGCTCGACCGGATCATGGTCGGCTTCAACGGCCGTTCGGTCGCCGCCACCACCGACAAGGGCGCCAACCCGCTCCTGCAGGACCTCAACAAGGGCTGGCTGCAGTACCTGCGCGAGGTCGCCCCGACCCACGTCATGAGCGAAGGCGCCGAAGACGACGAGATCCGCATCGGCGCCGGCGGCGACTACGCCACCTTCGACTCGCTGGTGGTGGACGCCAAGAACACCCTGCTGCCGTCCTGGGCGCAGGCCGACACCGGCCTGATCGCCTTCTGCGGCGGCGACCTGCTGCACGACAAGTACTTCCCGATGATCGACACCGAGTTCAATCCGACCGAGCAGGTGGCCCGCGACATCATCCTGTCGAAGAAGCAGCTGGGCGGCCTGCCGGCGGCGCGCGTGCCGTTCTTCCCGGACGGCTCGATCCTGGTCACCACCTACGAGAACTTCTCGATCTACTACCAGGACGGCAAGCGCCGCCGCACGGTGGTCGATAACGCCAAGCGCGACCGCATCGAGAACTTCGAGTCGTCCAACGACGCCTACGTCCTCGAGAACACCGACTACGCCTTCCTGCTCGAGAACGTCGTCACCCAGTGGGCTCCGTAGTCATGAGCCGCCTCACGCCCGCCCAGCGTCATCTGCAGCGCCTGCGAGATCAGGCCCTACAGGCCGCCGTCCCCGCTCCGGCCGCGCCTGTCGCCACCGAGGGCCAGGCCCGCGCGCCTGTCATCCGAGGCGGCGGCGCGCCCAGCATCGCCCGGCAGGTTCTGGATCGGAAGCTGGCGGCGATCTCGGCCACCCGAGAGGCCGCCAACGACAACGAGCCGACCCACGCGGAGGCGGAAGCCCTGTCCGAAGCGGCCGAGCGCGCCGCCCTCTCGGCCTACGACAATCTGCGCATGCAGCTGGTCGAGCATCGCCGGATCCTGAGCGAGACCAAGTCGGTCGAGCGCAAGGTCGCCCTCAAGCGCGAGTTCCTGCCGCTGTACGCCGCGTGGATCCTCGGCGTCTTGGAGTCGGGCGCGCCGGCGGAAGGCGATGAGATCATCACCTATGCGATGATCTGGGCGCTGGACATCGGCGACTACTCGCTTGGCCTCGAGCTGGTCGAGCACCACATCCGCCATCGCCTGCAGCTTCCGGAGAAATTCCGGCGCGACCTGCCGACCTATGCGGCCGAGACCATCGCGGAGGCCGCCATCAAGGCGCTGACGCCGAAGGATGGCCGTTTCCCGCACGGCGTGCTCGGCACGATCGAGCTGCTGGTGAAGGGCTGCGACATGCCCGACGAGGTCAGCGCCAAGCTGGCCAAGGCCCAGGGGCTCGAGTGCGTGTTTCTGGCGGACAACCCGCCGGAAGGCCACGCCTCGGCCGGCTGGCGTCCGTCACAGCTCGAGGCCGCCATCGCCTGCTATCGCCGCGCCCTCGAGCTCGACGACGGCATCGGCGTGAAGCGCGCGATCGAGCTGCTCGAGCGCGACCTGAAAAAGGAGCCGACGGCGTGACCCGCAACAGCCTGATCTTCTCCGCCGGCGCGCTCGCCGTCCTCGTCCTGCTCGTGCCGCTGACGGCCACCGTCTGGCTGTCGGCGCTGGCCACGGTCAGCCTGGTCGCCGCCTTCTGGGACCGCGCGCCCAGCGCCTTCGACGGCTTCATGCGCGCCTGCCTTTCGAGCACCGCCGCCGGCCTCGCGCTGTGGCTGGCCATCAACTCCAACTGGCGGGCGGAGCCGACCGGCTTCGCGATCGCCGCGGCGGTCCTGGTCGCCGTCCGTCTCTGGTCCATCCGTTCCGGCAAGATCACGGGTCCGCCCGCCCTGGCCTCGCCCTCCTAGTTTTTCACTTCGCCCCCGGCGCTCGGCGGCGGGGCGGGCAGCGGCCGGTGCTTGCACCTCTGTCGCGGACCCGCCCCCCACCGCCGTAGCGCCGAGGCGGAGGGGAGACGAAACCATCCAAGCACCCCTGACCCTATGGCTCTCGTCTCCACCCCGACCCCGACCACCGATCCCGAGCAGCTGATCGAGAACGACAGCTGGTTCCCGGATATCGACCTGGTCCTGCTGCGCGACACGGTGCGCATCGACCCGAACGTCACGCTCGAGCGCCTGCGCGAGGCCGCCGTCGAGGCGATCAGCTCCGCCAATCGGCAGCTTGCCGTGTGGAAGGCCGGCCACGTCGCCTTGGGCGTCGAGAGCCTGGCCGAAGTGCCCGCCCCGTCGGTGAACGGCGAGAGCGCCAAGACGGCCCAGTATCGCAGAGCGGTGCACAGCTACACGGCGGCCGACCTGTCCGCCCGCCTTCGCGACATCGGCACCACCGCCTCCGGCCATGACCGCGCCGACGAGCTCGAGGACGCCGAAGGCGCTCACCGACGCGCGGCCGCCTGGGCGATCGCCGACATCCAAGACAAGCGCAGAACCAAAGTGGAGCTCATCTGACCATGCCGCTGACCATCACCACCGTCGGCGCGATCACCTCGATCGGCGACGACATCCGGGTCGAGGAGACGCTGCAGCAGGAGCGGCCCAATCCGCTCGATCCTGAAGGCCCGCCCGAGCTCTTCGTCGAGTACCGGGTCTACCGCCTCGAGGAGATCACCGACCCGATCGAGCTGGCCAACCGGACCGACCCGCTCATCTGGGCGCTGAAGTCCGCCCACGAAGTTCGCGAGGATGCGGTCAACGCCGGCCTGGCCCTGGTCCCGGAGGCCTGATCGATGTCGTCCCTCAACAGCCGCGTGCTGGATCTCGGCCTCAACGTGCTCGACACCGAGGCCGACAAGATCCTGATCTGCTCGACGGAGCCGACCAGCTTCACCGAAGCCAACTCGACCTATGCCCTGGGCGCCAAGGCGTTCACCGTCGGCGCCGCCTGCGGATCGCCGGCGGCCGCCACGCCCAACGGCCGCAAGATCTCCACCACGGCGATCACCGATGGGGTGGTCTCCGCCAACGGCACGGCCGCGTTCTGGGCGATCGTCGATACCGTCAACTCGCGCCTGCTGGCCACGTCCTCGCTCAACGCCACACAGGTCGTATCGATCGGCAACGGCTTCTCGATGGCCAGCTACGACATCCGCATCCCCGGCTCCTAGCCAATGACCGTCGCCTTCCTCACCGCTGGAACGGCCACCTGGACCGTGCCCGCCGGCATCACCGTCGCGCACGTGGAGTGCATCGGCGCCGGCGGCGCGGGCTTCGGCAGCGCCACGACCACCCAGCGCCACGGTGGCGGCGGCGGCGCCTATTCGCGCAAGCTGGTGACGGGCCTCACGCCCGGATCCGTCCTGGACGTCCAGGTCGGGGCCGGCGGTTCCGCGCAGGACACTTGGTTTGTCACCGGTGCGACCGTCCTGGCCAAGGCCGGCGAGAACGCCAGCGCGGCGGGTTTAGGCGTAGGCGGGGCCGCCGGCTCGTGCGTAGGCGACATCGCTTACACCGGCGGTAGCGGCGGCCTCGCCAGCGGCGGCTCGGCAGGCG